GGTAGATTCGGACCCCGTTTATTTTTTAGCGCCAGACCCCCAAGTTCTTATCTTGGGACAATATGAGACGCGGATGAGACGCCCATATATGTATATCTCCCTAGAATCTGCTGTTTCATGTAATATCTGTTTAGTGGGCCTTAAGCACTCCTAAATGCCGCAAATAAGCCAAAAGGAATTAGCAATTTTATTGGGAGTTAGCTCGCCACGGCTGACTCAGGTAAAAGCGACTGGCAGGCTGGACGGCACTTGGCACAAAAAGGGAAATCAAATTATTTACGATCAAGACGCCGCTCTTAAGGCGTGGAATTATGAAAATCCAACCCAGCAGGATAGCACGCGCACCCCAACATCGGAACTAGAAATTCCTAGTTTCAACGAGTCTCGCGCCAAGACAGAGTATTTTCGAGCTGAGATGTCGCGTCTTGATTTAGAGGAAAAAGAGGAAAAGCTTTGTGATGCAGAAAAGGTCAAACGCGAAGCATTCTCAATGGCGCGTTCTGTTCGTGACGCCGTGAACAGCATCCCTGATCGCGTTGCCAACCAGTTTGCAGCCGAAACAGATCCTGTTGTGATTCACCAGTCTTTGTCCGAAGAAATGCGAAAAGCATTGGAGCGATTGACCGATGCGTGATGGCGCTGCTTTGTATCGTGAAGCTTTTTTAGACGGTCTTCGTCCTGACCCTGACCTGACGGTTTCGGAATGGGCCGATCAATACAGAATGCTGAGCAACAAGGCATCAGCGGAGCCAGGCCCGTGGCGGACAGATCGAACGCCCTATTTAAAGGACATCATGGATTGCATGTCGTCCAGCAGCCCTGTGCAAAAAGTAGTGTTCATGGCTGGTGCTCAACTTGGCAAGACTGAGGGGATCAACAATGTGGTCGGCTACATGATTGCTCATGCTCCTGGCCCCGCATTGTTTGTGCAACCGACGATTGAGATGGCGAAACGCTTGAGCAAGCAGCGCCTTGATTCGTTGATCCATGAGACTCCTTGTTTGGCGGATAAGGTCGCTCCAGCGAGAAGTAGGGATTCGGGAAACACGATGTTTTCAAAAGAATTCCCTGGCGGCATCCTGCTGTTGACGGGCGCAAACTCAGCTACTGGTTTGAGATCTGCCCCCTGTCGATGGGTGTTGCTTGATGAGGTTGACGCTTTTCCTTCCGATGTTGACGGCGAGGGTGATCCTTGTGCATTGGCTGAGCGCCGTGCATCTACTTTCTCTCGCCGAAAAATCATCCTCACTTCGACGCCCACTGTCAAGGACATGAGCAGGATCGAGACGGAGTATCTCGCGAGTGATCGGCGACGTTACTTTGTCCCGTGCCCACATTGTGATCACATGCAGTGGTTGCAATGGAAGAATATTCAGTGGCGTGATTCTGACCCCAAGACTGCTGCGTATGTGTGTGAATCGTGCGGCACGCATATTCAGGAACATTACAAAAGCGAGATGCTGCGTCGTGGTGAATGGCGTGCAACTGCCACATCAGAAGATCCGCGTACGGTGGGGTTTCACTTGTCCAGCCTGTATTCACCGTTGGGCTGGAAAAGCTGGGAGGAGATTGTCGGAGAATTTTTACGTGCGAAAAACGACGCACCATTGCTGAAAACCTTTGTCAATACTGTGTTGGGTGAGACGTGGGAAGAAGAAGTTGGTGCGAAGCTTGGCGCTGAAGGATTACGTGAGCGTGCGGAGTTTTACCCTGCAGGGGAGGTGCCCGAAAAGGCAAGTATCGTTACGGCTGGCGTTGACGTGCAAGACAACAGGGTCGCGATCGGTCTATACGCTTGGGGTGAGGGCGAGGAATGTTGGCTGATCTCACATGCTGAGATTTACGGTGACCCCGCTGGCACAAAGTTGTGGGATCAAGTTGATGACGTAATCAATAGGACCTACCCAACAGCAAAGGGCGAACAGATAAGGGTTTCGGCGATTGGCATTGACTCTGGCGGTCACTTCACGTCTGAGGTGTATGCCTACTGCCGTCAACGTCAGAACAAGAATGTATTTGCGCTGAAAGGTCAATCGCAACGCAACAAACCGCCGATTGGCAAGCCCAGCAAAGTTGACATTAACTATCGCGGGCAGGTGCTAAAAAATTCAGCGCAGGTGTTCCCTGTTGGTGTAGACACGATCAAGACCACCCTGTTTGGGCGTTTAAAGCACAACGAGGAGGGCGCAGGGTACATTCATTTTCATGCTGAGGCTGGTGTGGAGTACTTCAAGCAGCTCACATCGGAACGACAGGTGGTGCGTTATGTCAAGGGATTCGCTGTTCGCGAATGGAAGAAAAAAGCAGGAGATCGCAATGAGGCGCTTGACTGTTTTGTCTATTCCTATGCTGCGTTGAACTTTCTTTACATGCGTTACAACAGACACACGATTTTTGATCAGTTCAACAAAAACAAAAGCAAGCACGAAAAGGTTGAGCGCACGGCAGAAAATCGGCTAGAATCCGATCATCAACCTCTGCGGCGTCGTCGCACGCTTCGGCAGCGGCAGTCATTCGTAACGAACTGGTGACGATTCGCGTACCCGACACGATTTACGCAGGTGATACTGTCATCTTCGACGTACCTGCCTTCACTGATCCGGTGGGTGATCAAATTGATAGCGGGACTTATACTCTTACTTGGTACACCCGCACTAATACTAATGCGGAGGGTGCTACGGTCGTTGGTGTGGCGGAAAGCGACGGCTGGCGTGTTACTGTCCCGTCAAGCACAACTGCCGATTTTGACGCAGGACTTTGGACTTGGCAGGCAATTGCAACAACCGGAGCACTACAGCACACTGCTGGTCGAGGACAGTTTACTGTCAAGGCAACGCTTGAATACTCTGGAACTCCAGGTGCGTTCGACGATCGCTCGCGAGCACAAATCGACCTTGACTATGTTGAGGCAGCAATCCGCACACTTGCGCAAGGCGGTGTTGTTCAGGAATACACGATCGGTGGACGAAGCCTAAAACGCTACAAGATGGCAGAATTGCTGCAGTTGCGTGATGCCTTGAAAGCCGAAGTCGACCGCGAACGCCGCGCCGAGAAGGTTAAGCAGGGCCTCGGCAATCCTGGCGTCACCCGTGTGAGGTTTATCTGAGATGTGGCCATTCAACCGCAAGCGCAAGACTCGTCGGCGTAATTACGCTGGTGCTGCTGTCAATCGCCTTACAACTGACTGGGTAAGCCAAGGCACAAGTGCTGATTCTGAAATCAAGAACAGCTTGCGGATTTTACGCAATCGTGCTCGTGCTCTTGTACGTGATTCAGATTTCGCCAAGTCTGCGCTACGTGCCGTCAAAAATAATGTTGTCGGGCAAGGCATCAAGCATCAAGCGCAAGTCCGCATGATTCGCGGCGGTCGCCTTGACGAAAGGTTAAATAGCTTGATTGAGCATGAATTTAAGAAATGGAGCAAGGCTGAAAACTGTCACGCGGGAGGAACGCTTTCTTTTGCTCAAATTCAACAGCTTTGCATTACAAGCATGATTGAATCGGGCGAAGTTTTTGTTCGCCTTGTCAGTCAGCCATTTGGCAACAGTCGCGTCCCGCTTGGCCTTGAGGTTATTGAGGCTGATTTGCTTGATGACGACTACACCGGCTTCGAGTCAAATGGCAACAGGGTTCGCATGGGCGTTGAGTTGAACGAGTGGGGTCGCCCTGTCGCGTATCATTTCCTTGATTACCACCCAGGCGATTATCAGTTTAGTTACGCAAATATCGCCAAAAAGCGCCGCACTCGCGTTTCTGCTGATCAGATTATTCACCTTTATTCTGTTGATCGCCCACATCAAACGCGAGGTGTTACTGCGTTCGCTTCTGCGATTATGCGCCTCAACAATTTGAAGGGGTACGAGGAGGCTGAAATTATCGCGGCTCGCGCTAGCTCAGCAATGATGGGCTTTGTTCGGACTCCTGATCAAGAATTATTTGAAGATGGCACGTTTGAAGATCAATCCGTACTTGATTTCGCACCTGGCAGCATCCGTCGTCTTGCACCGGGGGAAGAGATGCAGTTCTTCTCGCCGTCACGTCCTGACGATGCTTTCACGCCTTTTGTGGCGCAAATGCTGCGTTCTGTAGCCGCTGGCGTTGGTTGTAGTTACACGCAGGTGTCATCTGACTTTTCTCAGTCAAACTACAGCTCGTCTCGCCTTGAGTTGATTGAGACTCGCGCTCACTACAAGACTTTGCAGCAGTACGTGATTGACAAGCTGTGTCAGCCAATTTACGAGAAATGGATTGAAATGTCGGTGATGTCAGGCGTGCTGCAAATGCCTGCTTTTGACATGGACCCCGATCGTTATTACGAGTGCAAATGGATTGCGCCCGCTGCTCAATTTGTTGATCCGCAAAAAGAAGCTGAGGCTTACAAGTCGTTGATTCGATCAGGCGTCATGACGCTTTCGCAGGTGATTGCATTGCATGGTGGTGATTTTGAAGAAACTATGCGGCAAAGAGCGCATGAGCTTGCGACAATGGATGAAATGGGCATTGTGCTTGATTCCGACCCAAGTGCAGTGACCAAGGCAGGTCAAATGCAAGACCCGCCTGTTGAAGACACCCCTCATCCCGAAATTCACGAGGAGGATGACTGATGGCAAACGTCAATGGTGTTGATATTGACTTGATGCCTACAGCAGGCATGAAGGAAGAGGCGCAGCGTTATCGAGATTGGAAGTCTGATGGCGAGGCTGGCGGTACAGACGTTGCACGTACAAGGGCGTCTCAAATACTGTCAGGTGATGAATTGAGCCCTGATACTGTTATCACAATGGCGGCATGGTTCGCACGTCATGAAGTCGATAAGCAAGCTGAAGGATTTCGTCCTGGAGAAGATGGCTACCCATCTCCTGGTCGCGTAGCATGGGCAGCATGGGGCGGTGATGCTGGTCAATCATGGAGCAGCGCAAAAGCCGAGTCCATCAAAAAAGCTGGCGATCGTTCTATGCCTGAAACCGAAGCACGACCCTATCCAAATGAGCACGCTGCTCGTCTGACCAACCCCAATCAATACGATCGCATTCGTCGCGTCAATGATGAGTTTGGTGCTGGTATTGATGCAATTTACGGCATCAAAGATGAAACCGCTGAACTGCAAGCCATTCGCTTTGATGCAGATCGCTTCACGCCCGCCGAAGCCCGAGAATGGTTGAGTGAAAACGATTACAGCCCTATGGAATTTGAAGAAGCAACAGATGAGCGCAATCTTCGCGCCGAGCCTGGCAGCCTGAAGGTTGGTGATTTTGTTGAATGGGATTCAAGTGGTGGCACTGCTCGCGGACGCATCACACGCATCGCAACAAGCGGCGCCATTGATGTGCCTGATTCCAGCTTCACAATTAACGCTGATGAGGAAGACCCTGCTGCATTGATTCGTGTTTATCGCGACGGAGAAGAGACTGATACTGTTGTCGGTCATCGTTTCTCTGAATTGCGCAAAATCCCTGCGATTCGCGGCCTTGAAGGCAAAGTGCTGCAACGTGCATATAGCACTGAATTTAATCAAGAAGATGATCGCACTCTTGAGTTTCCATTCGCCTCTGAATTGCCTGTTGAGCGTTATTTCGGAATGGAAGTGCTCAATATGAGCGAAGACGCGATGGACTTGAGTCGCCTCAACGATGGAGCCCCTCTGTTATATCAACACGATGCCGATCGTATTGTTGGTGTCGTCGAGCGTGCGTACATCAAAGACAAGCGCGGATATGCAAAAGTCAAGCTTGCAAATAATGAACTTGGCCGCGAGATGCAAGATCTAATCAAAGACGGCATTATTCGTAATGTCAGCTTTGGTTATAAAATCAATGCAATGGAAGAAGATAGGAGTACATCACCTGTCACCTATCGCGCTACTTCCTATCAACCGTTTGAGATTTCGCTGGTGACCGTGCCAGCGGATCAAACTGTTGGCATTGGTCGCGGTTTCATTCAAAATGAGATCGTGTCTACGGCCTCAGCCGTGTCCACACCTACTGCAAATCCCATCATGGAAGATCAAGCCCCAAATCTGGAGGCTCTTCGTGCTGAGGCCGCTGAGGCTAAAGCAAAGGAAGCCGCCGAAATGCTTGCCCTTGGTAAGCGCACTCAAAATGTCGATCTTGCACAGGAATTCGTCATGAATTCTCGCAGTCTCGACGAACTCCGCTCTGCACTTATCGAAAAAATGGGTTCTCAAGCTAAGCCCGTTGACAACACCGCTGCTGAGATCGGCCTCTCTGATCAGGAGACTCGTTCCTTCTCTTGGCTGCGTGCTCTCAACTATTTGTCCAATCCCACCGATCGTGCTGCTCGCGAAGCTGCTGGTTTCGAGATCGAGGCATCTGAAGCTGCTGCTCAAAAGCTGGGCCGCGCTTCCCGTGGTATCACTATTCCCCAAGAAGTTCTCAGTCGTGACCTGACTGTTGGTACTGCATCTGCAGGCGGCAATCTCGTTGCTACCGAGCTACTGGGTGGCTCCTTCATTGACATCCTGCGCAACAGCAGCGCACTGGATCAAGCTGGCGCAACTGTGCTGACTGGTCTGACCGGCAACGTGGCTATCCCCCGTCAGTCTGGTGCTGCCACCGCTTACTGGGTCGCTGAGTCTGGATCTCCCACCGAGTCCAACCAGACCGTGGATCAGGTGACGATGATGCCTCGCACTGTCGCTGCCTATAACGACTACTCACGTCGTCTGCTGATTCAAAGCAGTGTTGACGTTGAGAACATGATCCGCCGCGATCTGGCTGCCGTTCTGGCACTCAAGATTGACCTTGCTGGCCTGTATGGCACTGGCGGTAGCAGTGAGCCTCTGGGCCTCAAGAACACCACTGGCATTGGCACCGAAGATTTCGCTGCTAACACCCCCACTTTTACTGAGGTTGTTGCTCTGGAATCTGACGTTGCTGGCGCTAACGCTCTGCTTGGTTCTCCTGTTTATCTGATGAACGCTGCAATGCGCGGCGCTCTGAAGACTGCAACCAAGGATTCTGGCTCCGGTCAGTTCATCTACATGGATAACGAAGTCAATGGTTATCCTGGCTTGGTTAGCAATCAAGTTGAGAGCAATGATCTGTGGTTCGGCAACTTCGCTGACCTGCTGATTGGTTACTTCTCCGGTCTGGATCTTATGGTTGATCCTTACAGCAACAGCACCAGCGGCACCGTTCGTGTTGTGGCGATGCAGGATGTTGACATGGCTGTGCGTCATGCCGCTTCCTTCTCACGCGGTAACAACACCCTCTGATAAATGAAGATCCGTATCCTGAGGCAAACAATGCTTGGGGGCACGGTAGCTCGGGTAGGGGATGTCCTTGAGGCGTCCCTGCCTGACTCTCAATACCTCATTGGCATCAACAAAGCCGAACGGGTAATTGAAGAACCTCCAAAGAAGGAGGAAACTATCGTTGAACCTGAGGCTCCCGCCTGCTGTCCACCCGTAAAACCAACCTCTAAACGGAGAAAGACCAATGCTTCACAATCTGGGCTCTAAGAGCTATCTGGGCACTTTGCTTGCCTGTGATTCCCGCACCGCTTCTGCCAATGGCACGGGCTTTGACCTTGAAGGTTCCAACGGAGCCGAAGGCGAGGCCATCATTATTCTGACTTCTGACGCCGCCAGCGCTGGTACTAACCCGACTCTGGATGTCAAGCTTCAGGAATCTGATGCCTCTGGCAGCGGTTATACCGACATCAGTGGTGCAACTTTCACTCAAGTGACTGACGCTGCTTCCTCTCAAAAGATCAGCATCAACACCAATGACACCAAGCGCTATTTGCGTGCAGTCGGCACCATTGGCGGAACCAGCTCCCCCGCTTTCACCTATGCAGTTGAGCTGATCTACGGCAAGAAGTACGACTGATCATGGCTATCCAAGATACTTTTGCTTTTCTTGACACCAATGAATTTGGCATTACTTGCCAGATCGGAGGCGGGGATGAGTTTATAGGTATCTTGGATTCCCCAATGGAAGTTATCGCGGGAGGCATGGCGCTAACTAGGGAGTATCTGCTTACTGCAAAAACTTCTGATGTTAGCTCTGCTTCTCGCGGCACTTCTATCACTGTTGCTTCTGAAGCCTATACGGTGCGTGAAAATCGCCCTGTTGATGACGGCATCTTTTCTGAACTATTACTGAGCAAAGACTGATGGCCGTTCAAAAGTATGACACACGAGCTAACTGGGCAGCACTTGATCCCACTCTTGTAGCTGGGGAGATGGGGATTGAGTCTGACACTGGTTACGAAAAAGTTGGTAACGGGATACAGCCTTGGTCAAAACTGCATTATTTTGGCAGTCCTGGATATTGGGGTGAGTTTGCTTGCGATAGCGGCCAGTCAACGACTGCAGATACGCCAACGTCAATTGCATTCCCAACTACCACATCTGGCAGTGATGGAGTGGAAATTATTGACAACACAAAGCTGACGGTTCGTTATCCAGGCGTTTATGTATTTGAAGTTCTCTTGCAGCTCCAAAACGACGATACTCAAATACACGACGTGCATTTTTGGTTGCGTAAAAACAACCAAGACAGCGCAGGAAATATCGCATTATCTACGTCAACAGCCTCAATAATCGAAAAGCATGGCGGCGTGCCTGGTGCTAATAATTTATTGCTGGATCATACGGTTCAGCTAGAGGCTGATGATTACATTGAAATTATGTGGGCTACTAGCGATGCAAATGTCACGCTCGCCGCTGGTGCCGCGATTACCAGCCCGTATAATCGCCCAACACGGCCCTGCGCTGTCTGCAACGTCTTTCAAATTGCTGCTGCATAATTATGGCTGACACCAGAAGAGAGTTGATTTTGGCAAGGATCAAGACTGATCTTGATTCAATTACGGGTGCGACGGTTTATCGCAGCAGGGTGGAGCCTTTGGCTCGCGGGGAGGTGCCTGCTGTCATTGTGGAGCCTGTCAACGATCAGCCAATTGATACCAACTTTTACGACAAGCTTGATTGGACTTTGAGGGTCAGGATTACAACGCTTGTTCGCGCAGACGTGCCAGATGATGCGTCTGACACCTATACGCAGCAAGTTCATTCATTGTTGATGGCAGACCAAACTTTGAACGGCTACGCGCTTGATTTGACACCAGATCGGACAGATTTTAGCTTGTATGAAGCAGACGTGCCCTTGGGCGTTATCTCTCAGGATTTTTTGGTTCGCTATCGTACAAGCAGAAGCGACCTGACTTCTGCGTAAACCATTGCTAGTATGACAATGCAGGTTCCTAATCCTGGCGCGGGCGGCAGCTATCTGTTTGACCCCGAAACAGGTGATCTTAAACTGATCTCAACAACTACCGCCCAAAAGCAAAATGGCACTGACCCGCAAAAGGTTTCTGATCGCGAAGATCGAGTCAACGTACGGAACCGACCCAACCCCAGTCGGAGGAACCGACGCCATTCAGGTGACAAATCTGGAGGTCACGCCGATTGAATCGGACAATATTCAACCGCCAGCTCTTCAAGGATTTATTGGAAACAGTACGAGAGGAACCATCCTTGCGAACAAGCGCGTTAGCGTAACTTTTGACGTTGAGTTGTCTGGCTCTGGCACTGCGGGCACGGCACCTGCTTATGGTTCAGTATTGAAAGCTTGCGGGCTTTCAGAGACCACGGTTGCGGACACAAGCGTGACTTATGCGCCTGTGAGCAGCACTTTTGATTCTGTAACAATTTACTGTTTCTACGACGGAACTCGTCACAAGATTACTGGTTGTCGCGGAAGTGCAAGCTTTACCCTCAACGCAGGTGAGCTGCCGACGATTTCATTTACGATGACTGGCTTGTATAACGCCCCTGATGACACCGCATTATCTGGCAGTTTCACTGTTGCGAATCAGGCCGCAGCCCTTGAAGTCAGTGATGCAAACATCACTACCAACACTTTTCATGGCGTGACCGATGCTTGCATTGAAAGCCTGTCGTTTGCATTGAACAATGAGTTCACTTTCCGTCCTCTGATGTGCAGCGAGTCGGTTGTGATGACAAATCGCGCACCAGGCGGCAACGCGGTCATCGAGGCTCCCGAGGTTGGCACAATTGATTATTTCGCCAAGGCCGTTGCAACTGCTACTGGCAACAGTGTGTTTACGCTTGGAGTAACGGGCGGGAACATTGCAACCCTGAATCTGCCCCAAACTGATGTTACGGGTGTAAGCTATGGGGACACTAACGGCGTGGTCAATCTTTCCGTTGACTATCTGGCATTGCCCACCACTAGCGGAAATGACGAGTTCACGCTTGTTTACACCTGATTCAAATGGCTTTCGTTCTTAAGAAAGATTCTTCTTACAAGTGGCCCGTCACCGTTGAAGTGCCAATGGATGGCGGGCGATTTAAGAAAGAAACCTTTACGGCCATTTTTCGCAAGATGAGTCGCTCTGCTTTCAATGATCTGATTGATGCGGGTGATGACGCCTTGGTGAATGAGATTATCGAGGGCTGGGAAAACGTCAAAGACGAAGATGGCGAAGAGGTGCCGTTTGACGAGGATAGCAAGCAGCAATTGTTTGACGATCCTTACGTTCTTCGCGCTTTGATTTCGGCTTACACCGATAGCCTGACAGGCGAGAAAGCAAAAAACTAGAGGCCGCTGCTCAATACTGGGCAAGAGGCGGCGTTGTAGACGAGCGCGAAGCGGATTTGCTGGCACTTGGGGCGACTCCTGAGCAGGTAGCTGCTGCTGGTTTGCAGCCGGTTAAAAAGGATTTTGAGGTGCTAGAGGAAAATTGGGAAACAGTAATGATATTTTTAAAAATGCAAACGCAGTGGAATGTGAGTATGGCGGGCCTGACCGGCTTGAACTACTCATCCCTTGAATACTTGAGTAGACTGTATTCAGTGAAAGACCCCGTGTCTCTGTTTGAGGGGATACAGGTGATGGAACTTGCGGCTCTGGGCTGCTTTAGCAAGAGGAATCCCTGATGGCCCCTGTAACAACCGAACTGAAGGTTCTTGTCAAAGCTGTAGGCAAAGGCGAGCTAAAAGAGCTTGAGGCGGCGTTGAACAAGCTTGCGGTAACAGCAAAGACAAAAGTAGATATTAATTTTAAGCGAGTTGCCACTCAACTAAAGGACGTACAGAAAACATCAAAAAATAGTATTCAAAACTTGCGTGATTATAGAAATGCGTGGCGTGATATTTCAGCACAGCTTGAAATTGGCAGCAAGGAATTTAAGGAAGCGCGGTTAGAAGCTGAAAAGTTAGACAAGCAATTGCAAAGGGCTGAGGGGCGTAGACCCCAAGGATCGCGCTTGGGTAGGGCTGCAAGAGGCGTGGGGGCCATTGCCGCTGGGGGCATTTTTGGAGGGCCTGAGGGCCTTGTAGGTGGCGCTATTGGCTTAGGCGTTGGTGGTCCTGCTGGGGCTGCTGTGGGCGCTGCAATTGGTGCTCAGGTTGGTGGGGCCAGAAGAGCTTTGGGCGGAATTGCAGAATATGGGGCTGAGCTTAATAAATTAAGAATTGCGCTCAGGGGTGTCACGTCTGATCAAGATGAATACAACCGAGCTTTAGATTTTGTTCGATCAGCGACACAAGAGTTTGCGATTCCGCAAAGCGTATTAACAAAACAATTTACTAGGCTTCAAGCTTCTGTTTCTGGCGCAGGCGGTTCGCTTCGTGACACGCAAACTGCGTTCAGGGGAATTGTTGCGGCCGTACGTGCAACTGGCGGATCTTTGAATGATGTTGATGCTGCTTTGACGGCAACAGCACAAGTGTTCAGTAAAGGCAAGGTATCGGCAGAAGAATTGCGCCAGCAGATTGGCGAGCGATTGCCAGGTGCGTTTACTTTGTTTGCCGAATCTATTGGGAAAACACCTGCTGAACTTGACAAAGCTTTAGAGCAAGGCGAGGTAAGCCTGCAAGATTTTCAATCTTTCGCAGAAGCTATTTTTAAAAGGTATGGGGAAACGGCTCAAATAATTGCAAATGGCCCAGATGCGGCAGGCGATCGATTGAAAGTTGTACTTGAAGAATTAAACGAAAAGGTAGCCCCAGAGCTGCAAAGGCTAGGCGCTCAATTTCAAACTTTTACAAGCGAGGCAATTAAAGGGTTTATCAGTCTTTTTGAAGCTTTGGACAGATTTGGCCGAGAAATTGAAAAGCGTAATATTGGAACACTTCTTGAAAATCAGAAAAAAACATTAGCTCAAGCGCAAAGAACACTGGTAAGAACTGACATTACTCCATTGCAAAGAAAATTTGCAGAAGACGCAATTGCAAGGCTTACTCCAATAGTGCAAAGAGCAGAGTTTATAGGGCCTATGCCCCCTTCGGTCAGCGATTTGCCTGGCCCCGCAGAAGAGGTTGTTGGCCCAGCAAAAGCCAAGGGTGGAGGTAATGCAGAAGCAGCAAAACTGGCTCGAACAATTGAGCAAGCATCAAAGTTTGCTGTAGACCTAAAACGCAAAATGCAAGATGTTGCTTTTGCCGCAAAAAATGTTGGAGCAACTGCACTTGAAGAGATTGACAATAAATTTAACGCTGCAATTCAAAAGGCCATTAGGCTAGAAGAAGATTTAATCGCCAAGATAGATAAATTTGCTTCCGTAACTGGCGAATCTTACACGCAGCTTCGCGAACAGGTGCGCAATTACATTATTGACTTGGGCGAGCTTGCCACAATAGAAAGAGATCGTGAAAAATTTCTGCTAAAAATAAGCGAATTGGGCATTTCGGAAAAGCAATTTACTGCTGGCAGTGCAATGTTTGCAGGCGCAGGTGGGGCTGACTTTGGTCAAGGAATGCAGGCTTCATTGCTAATGCAACAAAGTGATGCCATTGATGCGTTGTTGAAGAAATACCCGCAACTTGGCCAAGCAGCACAGGCAGCCGCCGATGTGATGACATTTGGCTTGCGTGATGTTGTTTTCAATTTTAAATCAGCGCGAGAAGTTTTCTCTAATTTCTTAGAAAGCATTGCCGACATGCTTTTTGAAACTGCCAAGCAAATGATCGCTCAATACATAGCTTTGGGCATTGCTCGCATGTTTGCTTTTGGTGGCGGCGGCGGTGGCGGTGGCCTGTCTGGTGGCCTTGGAGGATTGCCCGCCACATCAAACGTACCCTTTATTGGGTCGATGCCCTTTACAGGTTTTGCTGACGGCGGATTTATGAAGCCTGGC